TCCGATCTCTTGGCGGCCCGGGCGATCCACCGGACCACCGGCCGGTCGGCCGGGCCGGGGGCCGGGGCGGGCCGCGAACTGGTCCACCAGCCGGCCGCGAAGACGACCACCAGGATCACGAGCGTGTTGCGGTCGAGTCTCATTGGTTCCCCTCGTCGGTGTAGCGGAGCCCGGGGATGTTCACCGGGCCGGAGTCGGCGGGCGGTTCGGCGAGCACGTCGTTCGACAGGTCACGCCACCCGAAGCCCTGGACGCTGCCGACGGCGAACGAGTCCGGCTGGCTGCCGAGCATCCGGTCCACGGTGGCCCGGCGGACCCAGAATGCGCCGTCGGGCATGTCGGCCGGCCACTTCGGGCCGGAGATCCACCGCGGCCCCCAGGAGTTGAGGCAGAGCAGGGCATCGTCGGGCGAGCCGTTCTTCGCGTAGCGGACCGCCACGAAGCACATGCAGTGGGCCCACTGCCCGGAGGCCCGCGAGTAGGCGTGCTGGTCCCGGACAGACTCGAAGCCGACCAGCGAACAGACCGGGATCGGGAACCCGGCCTCGATCGCGGCGGCGGCCTCGTCGAACGTCTTGACCATCGCGACGTGCGCGGCCGGGTGCCGCTTCGCGATCGCGTCGAGCCGGCCGCCGTCGCCCTGGCCGCCGCATCCCCAGTTACCCCACTGCTTCGCCCGGTCGGCCGAGTAGGCCGACAGGTCGAACCGGTCGAACTTCTCGCGGTAGACGATGCCCCAGTCCTTGACCCACCGGGCCGCGGCGGCCCCGTAGCTGCCGTCGCTCCAGCCGCCCCCGCCCTCGGGACGGCCGCGGGCCTCGACGCGCGAGCCGCCGTAGATCGCCTCGGTGGCCGGGAACGGGGGCGGGTTCGCCAGCCGGCCGGTTTCCCAGTCCACGCACTGGGCGATCCACACCCCGTGGGCCCAGCCCCACGAAATGCAGTCGCCGATGCCCTGCCGCTCGACCACCCACGGCCGGCCGTAGAGGGCCTGGTGCGCGTTGTAGGCCGAGCGGTAGAGGAACGTGTCCACGCCCTTCGCGTGCGAGATCGTGTCGGCCCCGGCCTGGCGGAACATCGGCTCCGGCAGCTCGCGGAGAAACTCCGCCACGCCCTCGGGGTCGGGCCGGTAGCCGTAGTCGCTCTCGCCGGCCAGGCCGAACCAGTCCGCTGGCGGGCGGGCCCGGAGGCCGCCGATCAGGTAGGCGGCCGCCACGCCCAGGAGCAAGACGAACGCGAGCAGCCGCAGGTGACGGGCGTCAGAGCGAGACATCGGCGGCCCTCGCGATCTCGCGGTAGGCGGCGACCCAGGCCGACCGCTGGGCCGGCGACAGCGGAGCCCCGCTCGTGCCGGCCGTGCGGTCGAGGTACTCGCGGATCGCCTCCCGGGCCCGCGGATGCTTCTCGCCCAGCGACACGCCCCGCCACCGCATGGCCTTGGCCCGCGACCGCAGCTCGTCCCAGGCGACGCCGGTGCGGATCAGCGGCTCTGCGGCCATGCCGTCGTGCTCGAGCTCGTCGGCCAGCTCGGCGAAGTGGGCCGACACCGCCGCGGCGTCGGCGGCAGCGTCGGGCCCGACGAACGCCCCGCGGAGGTCGATGGCCGCGGCCGGCTCGGGGCCGGGGGCCGGCGTCGGGGCCGTGGGTCCAGACCGGCTCCACAGCACGGCGGCCGCCGCCAGCATGCCGGCGGCGATCAGGTGCCGCCGCTCCAGGTGTGGCACGCGGTCGGCCAGGGCCGCCACGGCCGGCACCAGGCGGTCCCCGGCGAACAGGTAGACCGCCCCGGCGATCAGGGCGAGGATCGTCACGTCCATGGGTCAGGCCCTCACGAGGGGTAGCAGTTGCTCGATCGCACCGGCCGCGATCGCGAGCACGAGCGAGCGGACGGCCGGCCGGGCCAGGATCCACACCGGCCAGGCGATCGCGGGCACGGCCTTGTCGGCGACGGCGTCGAACAGCGAGCCGACCGCGTCGAGGGCGAGGGCCTTTTTCTCCGGGCCGGTCATGGACGAGACCGTGTCGAGGAACGTCACGACCAGCCGCAGAAGGGCCAGCATGAGATCGCCGAACTCGGCCCACGTCAGGCCGTCGGCGGCCACCACGGATGCCTCCGCGACGAACGAGTGGACCTTGTCGAGCAGGCCCGACTGCCGCTCGGCGGCGGCCCTGGGGAAGTCGCTGATCATCGCTGTCGCCTCCAGACGGTATCGGCGGGGACGACCTGCCGGCGGCGTTGCCGGCACGTCAGGCATTCGAGGTACTGGACCTGTTCGGGTCCGCACCGCTTGGACGATTCGACGCGGCAGCGGCCGCCGCACTTTGGGCAGCGCTTACCCGGCATGGAGCCTCATCCTTGCGACGGCGGCCGCGGCCGCGGCCCGGGCACCGGCGAGCGTCGAGACCTTGACCGGCGGGGTGCCCCGGGCGACCGGCGCGGCGTCGGGGATCCCCTCGGGGTAGTCGTCGATCCACACGTCCACCTCGAGGCCGGCGGCCGCGGCGGCCGACCGCTTCTGGCGGTCGGTGCCACAGAGCACGATCTGGGCCAGGTCGAGGTCCCCGAACGCCAGCCGCAGGTCCTCGCGGTTGGCCTCCGTGTCCTCGCGGCGCGAGATGCACACCACGGTATTGCCGCGCCCCGTGGCGTCCGTGATGAAGGACCGCCACAGGCCGGGCGCGGCGGTGAACGTCCGGTCGTAGTCGATGGAGATCGTGAGCGGCTTCGGCTCGGCCCGGGCGGCCACGAGGCCGCGGGCGTTCTTCCAGAGCGGCAGCGAGCGAGCCGACAGGCTCGAAGTCGGGTAGGCGGCCCTCGTCACCGGCGACACGTCGAACAGGCCGGCCGCTTCGTGGATCGTGCGGGTGATGTTCCCGCGTTCATCCTCCACCCACTCCTCGCCCTTCGGGTTCACCGTGAACGCGAAAGACGAGCCGAAGATCGTCTTCGTCCGAATCAGCGTGAGAACCTTCTCGGAGTCCGCCGTCGGCACCGGGTCGCCTTCGTACTCCAGGCCCTTGTCCGCCTTCGTCAGCCGAAGGGTCCCGTTCGTCGTGCGAGCGAGGATCAGCGAATCGTCGTGATTGAAAAGCAGCGGAACGTCGAGCCGCTTCTTGGCCAGCAGCTTGTCGAACGCGGTCGGGGCGAACTTCTCGCGGAAGCCGCCCAGGTCCACGGACAGCGAATCCCACGGGGGCGCGATGCCGCGGATCTTCGGGGCTTCGCCGTCGCGGTCCTCGACCACCAGGCCGCCGGCCGGCAGTTCGTCCATCGACATGTAGCGGCGTTCTACCTGTTCGCTCATGGCTGGCCTCCAGTCTGCGAGTCGGGCGGGAGCGCGATCGCTCCGTCCACCATCTGCTGCGCGAGGTCGGCCGACACGGTCGGGAACGCCGACGTGATGAGGGCCACGGCGGCCGGCTTTTCCAGCAGGCCGGCCGAGACCTTCGTGAGCACTTCAAGGAGCGCCGTGACCTGGGCGCCGTTGAGGGCGGTAGCCGCGAGGTCCGCGCCGGATGCCGCCGCCGCCAGCGGACCGATGTTCTCGCCGTCGGCGAGGCCGGCCGCCGGCTCGGCCGCCGGCTCCGCCGCCGGCTCCTCCGCCGGCACGTCCTCGGCCACCGCGGCCGCGTTCGCGAGCGTCGAGAATCCGAGTTGCATGTACGTTTCGTCGGCGGCCGGATCCTCGAGCAGCGGCAGATCCTCCAGCTCGCGGAGCTCCTGCGGCTTGAGCGCCCCCATGTTGAACAAGGCCTGGTAGAGCTGGACGCGGCCGGCCGTGTCGGCCCGCAGGATCCCGCGGTTGTCGAGCCGCGCGTACACGTCCTCGCCGTAGACCGGCTGGAGCATCATGTCGAGCGGCCCCTCCATGCGGCGGGCCCACGGCAGCAGGCACCACGTCTGCGCCGACAGGTGCTCCTGTTCGACGTTCGAGTAGCGGGCCATCTTGTGATCGCCGACGAGCGTGCTCGGCACGCCCCAGGCCCGGGCGATGTCGGGGAGGATCGAGTCCCGGAGCTCCTGGTACTGGTTCGCCTCCATGCTGTTCGACTCGATCGGCTTGAGCTGCGTCTTCTTCGGCAGCACGGCGACGGAGCCGCGGTTCTTCGGGCCGCCGTAGATCTCGCGGAGCTGGGCCCGCAGGGCCGCCATCGCCTCGTCGGGGATCTTCTCCTGGAGCTCCATCACCATGTCGGGCCGGGCGGAGTTGGCCCAAAAACTCTGGGCCGCGATGTCGAGCTGGCGGGCAAGAACGATCGAGGTCCCGCACAGCTCCGAGGGCGCCATCCCCACCACGCCGTTATCGCTCAGCCACCGCCAGTGGATCACCGGCTCGCGGATCACCTCCCACGCCCCGGTGTCCGACCAGAACTCGTAGGTGAGCGAGTAGTCGAGGTTGCGGGACACCTTGACCCGAGTCGGGTGCATGGGCCGCAGCTCGGAGCAGAAGCCACGCGGGCCGCTCATGACGCGGGCGTAGGCGTTGCCGTGGAGCGCGGTCCAGTAGGCGACGAGCTGGTAGAAGTCGTAGGCCGACTGCCAGCCGTTCGGCCGCTTGCGGAGCGTGTAGGAGCAGGGGAGGTTCGCGTCCTCCTTGCGGCCGTCGGGCAGCGTCCGGAGGACCTGCACCGGCATGATCGCGACGGCCTGGGCCAGCCACCGCACCACGGCCAGGATCGACGAGACCCGGATCGCCTCCGTCGTGCCGATGTCGCTGGCCGAGATCTGCCCGAAGCCCAGCGGCGACCACACCGCCCGGACCTCCGCGGTCCTCTTGGCCTGTCTGCGGCGTGGTGCTCGCCTGGTAGCGGGTGCAGGGTGGGCGGGCTTGCGCGGCATGAGTGGGCCTCGAGGTGCCACAATCGTCCCGCCTGCCGCCGTTCCGGCGAACTTCGCCCGGTCAGATCATCGTGATCCGGTAGTCGTCGAGGCTGCCGGCGGCCGTGTCCTCGTCGGTGCTCGCCAGGCACAGCGCGTTGACCAGGGCCGGGATGCCGTCGATCTTCTCGGTGGATTTTCCCTTGTCGGGCTTGATCATCCCGGTCGCGTCGGTGTAGACGCAGACGTTATTCGCGTTCCACGCGGCCACGGGGTTCCCGCCGTGGCGGAGCCGCTTCTCCACGACCAGGGCCTCGAGCAGTTTGCATGCGGAGTTGAGGTAGGCGGTCCGCTGCGGGATGTCCCGGACGGTCAGCCCCTCGCGCTGGAGCAGGGTCTCCAGGGCCCCGGCCTGCCACGGGTCCACGCCCACGGCCCGGATCTCGTGCCGCTCGCCCCATTCGATGATGTCCCGGGCGACGGCCTCGTGGTCGAGCCGGTGGCCGTCCGTCACCCTCACCCAGCCATCGCGGATCCACGCGTCGTAGGGGATGCCCTCGCGGACGCGGTCGGCCACGGTCTCGCGCGGGACCCAGTATTTCCACTCGGCCGAGTAGGAGCCGTCGGCCTCCTTGAACACGAACGCCGCCGCCGTCATGTCGAGGTTCGACGCCAGGTCCACGCCGACCCAGCAGGGCCGGCCGGCGAGCGGGGCCAGCGGCCCGGCCCCGCAGGCCGACCAGTCGATCGGCCCCTGGAACCAGCGGGCGTCGGCCTGCTGCCAGACGTTGAGCGAGTAGCGGAGGAACTTCGACATCTTCCGCGGGTCGGTCGTCGCGTCCTGGTAGTCGGCCGCGAACTCGTCCTCCGGGAACGCGACGCCCATCGACGGGTTGGCCTTGCGCCACACGGCGGGGTCGGAGAAGTCGTCGTCGGGGGCGGCCGCGTAGATCAGCCCGTAGAACGTGGGGTTCGCCTTCGGGTCCTTCATCACGAGTTCGCAATCCTGCCACCACCGCCAGCCGATGCCGTTTCGGTCGGAGCCGGCCGTGGAGATCGAGATCACCATGCCGTTCGCCGTGCCGCGCGTGGCGTAGGTCAACGCGTCCACAAGGTCTGGCGTGCGGAAGGAGTGGATCTCATCGAGGATCACTGAGCCGTTGAGGCCTTCGTTTCGCCACGAGTCGGACGACAGGCAGCGGATCTCCTTGCCGGTGGACGCGTTGCGGATGATCGACCTGGAGTCGATCACCTCGAGCATCTTCGACAACTTCGGCGACGCCTCGACCGACTGCCGCACCATGCGGTACATGGTGCGGGCCTGCAGCCGGTCGTTCGCCGCGAGGAACACGTCCTGGGCCGGGGCATGGCACGTCAGGATGTACTGGGCGAGCTGGCTCATGAGCGAGCTCTTGCGGTTCTTCTTCGGGACGAAGATCCCGGCCCGGCGGAATCGAAGCCGGCCGTCGGGGCGTCGCCAGCCGAACAGCGGCCGCAGGACCTTGTCGGCCTGCCACTCGATGAGGTCGATCCGGGCCGGCTCGCCGCCGCGCTCGTCGGGGTGGCGGCAGAGCGTCTGGATGAACTCGACCGGCGCCTCCGCGGAGGCCGCGTCCCACTGGTAGCCGGGGAGGTACTCCGGCCGCGTCTTCGGATCAGCCGCCGCGGATCGAGAGTTTGCGGAGGACCGCGGTTTCCGCGTCGTCGTCTTCTTCGCCACTGGTTGGCTCCTGCGGGATCCGGGCAGCGGCCGCCGCCGTCAGGCCGAAGTCCCTGGCCAGTGTGACGAAGTCCCTCCGCGAGTCACGCAGGAGCCGCGCGACCGGGGACGCCGCCTGCCCCTTCTCGTTCGCCGTGATCCACCCCTCGGCCGCGACCTGGTCCTGGAGTTGGAGGATGTCGGCGTGGAGCCGGGCGAGCTGGCCGAACGCGTCCACCTGCTCGGGGGCCAGCCGTCCGTCGGCGATCAGCAGCGGGGCGATCCGCCGCCAGAAGTCGGCGGCCGCCGGCACGGCCTGGACGTAGGCCGGGGCGGCGATCTCGTCGGCCCCTGGGCCGGCCGGCCGGGGCCGGGTGCGGGTGTTGCGGCCGGTCTTCGACCGCTCGCTCGTCGGGTCGGGAATCGGTCCTCGGCTGCCCATTACCTCACTCCGAAGTTGTCAAAACCCGACAGAAACGCGCGTCGAGG